AATTGGAGAGTTATCAAAGATAACGTCATCAGCTTCTAATGAACCTACCATTCCACTAGTTCCTTTTTTAAATTCAGAACCATAGATAAATACTGTTCTTGTAAGTCCAGCACCACCAACTTGTCCAGCTGCTTCATAATAAGCCACATCAAAAGTACCTGCTCCTGTATTTACAGAAGTAACAATACCTTTGTTCATTCCACTTCCTGCATTATCAGAAATAACAACAGTCTGTCCTACTCTAATTGCAATGCTTCCAGTACCAGGTACTAAAGCATCACTTACAGTAATAGTAGCTGTATCAGCTGCTGCTGCTGCTCCTGAAGCACAGTTAGTATATTTAGTGTGTAATCTTCCTTGCTCTGCCCATTTGATAAGGTCAGAATTAGAAGGCATCTCTGCTCCTACTAAACGTAAGAAAGATGCGATTGTACGATTTCCATATCGCTCAAACTCTTTTTCATAAGTATCAGGTAAATACTGATTCAAGAAATCAAAGTTTGTAATGTAGTTAGTTGCCAAAGGCACCTGTTCTGCACTCGGTTGTAAAGCAAACCCAGGGGTTGCTTGAACTGCTCCTGCCATAATAATTAATTTTTAAAATTTATTTTCGTTTAATACTTCTTATTTTTAAGCCTCGTCCCGAATCAGGGTTAACTGACTTAACTTGAAATCCTCCCTTATTAGTTATTTCAGGTGTCTTACGCTCAGTCATATTTATATTCTTAGTTTTGCGTATTACATCTTCCGTAGCTTCAGACTTGCCTTGTTCATAAAAGAACTTAGCAAATTTGTCAGGATTCATTGCAATTGATAAAGCTCTATGGTATCCGGCAGCGTCACTAATTAAACCCTTATCATCCAAGTACTTATTAATAAAGTTCATCGGAGTCTCTTGATTTTTCTTAATGGTCTGCGCATCACCGGGAGAGAAAGTTACTGTTTTGTCGTCAAGCACGAAATCAAAACCTTTGAAATCATCAGTAAAAACTTTATCGGATTCTTTTAAAAACCAATTCCGTTTTGTCTCACTTTCCTGTTGTTGAGTTTTAGCAGATTCTAAATATTGCCTATACTCTTGAAGTTCTTCATTGTTGCTCTGAGAATCAACAGCCGGTCTCGACTCAAGGGGCTGTTTGTATAATTCTTTTTGCTCATTAAAAAACTTCTTTGCTTTGGCAATAGTTTTCTTTTTTGCTAGTTTAGTTTTTTTAACTACAGATTCGTCATCTAGTTCTTCATCATAAGAAAAATCCTCCATTAGAGAATCTATATCTTCAGGGTCTAAACCTTCGCCTTCTGTAATTGTCAAATACTCTCTTAGCAAAGTATCAGGATTCATAGCACTAAAGTCTTTTTGTAATCTTACATAGTCTTCAATGCCTCTTCCTGTTTCTTTTTTATACTTAAAGTAAGCTGCAACATCTTCTGGAAGCTCTTCAGTTTCTTTTCTTGCTGCGTTTAATTCATCTAATGAATTAATTTCCTTACCGTATCTTTTTCCAATATATGAAAGAACGTCTTCTTCAGATAACTCGGCTGGTTCTTCAACTGGCTCTGGTTTTTCTTCAGAAGTTTCTTTTGCTTCAGTAGTAGTTTCCTCACTCTTACCTTCAGCAAAGTCCATTTTTACTTGAGGAGTTTCTTGTGTGGTCTCATCAGAGTCACTAAACTTTTCCTCGTGTTTATCAAGAAGTTCTTGTTCAACTTCTTGTACTGATTTTTCTTCAACGGCTTCTACCGCTCTTACTTTTAATTCCATTTAATTTAATTTAAGTTACAAAGTTAGCTAAAATAATAACGCTCATTATCGAGGTGAAAACTCCGATAAATCAAAGCCATCAAGGCTGTCTTCATTAGACTCAAAGTTTTGAGGAGGTAAATTATTTTTACGTTGTGTAATTAATTTAGACTGCTCGCTATTTTGCTGGCTAATTCTGTCGCTCTTGGCTTGTTCTCTTTCACCCTCTCTAAAAGCTAGGGCTTGTTCGCTTGTGTTACGAAGTTGAATATTATAATCAAACTCCTGTTGCATTAATTGAGATTTAAGCTGTGCCTCCGCTTTTTGTTTTTCTATTTCAAAAGCTATTTCAGCTTGTTTCACTTTCATCTTAGATTGAGTCTCTAACTCTATCTTTTGCATAGCCACTTGAGAAGCCATCTCTTGAGACTTGAGCTGCTGTTGAGCTGTCATAGCCTGCTTTTGCATAGCCATCTTTTCATCACGCTCTTGTTTAGCAAGTCTCTTAACTTTTAATAATTGATTAGCTAGTTTCAAGTTTTTAATTTCACGAATATCAATAGCATCTTCAAGATTAATATCCTGTTTAGATAAAGCCATTTGTATATTCTGCTCAAGCATAGCTTTTTGCTCTTCATCTGGAGAAAGCTCTATAAATACTCCAAAGTCATATATATACAAATCAGATATTTCTCCTAGTATACTTACATTGTACTTGCCAATTTTATTTATAAAGTCTTCTTTAAAATCTGAATACTCTAAAATATCAGCCACTCTATAAGTCAAAGCCTCTGCTAATGAACGATATATATACAGACTTCCGTCTAATATATGTCTAGTTGCAGTGTTTGAGTTTAGTGCTGCTAGTTTTTGCACCCCTACTAAAGCTTCAGGAGAAGGTGTAGAACCGTCTCTCGCTTCATTTAAGCCTGTTACACCACGAATCATGTCTAGGTAGTGGTTGTAGTTAGCTATAAGCATTTGTGTCTTAGAAGCTCCTGAATTGCTTGTGAGCTGCTGTATAGGTATTTTACCTTGATTATACTCTCCTTCCTGAGTGTAACTTCTACCGACTACACTACCTGTTTGGAAGTATAATCTTAATGCATCAGAAGGGTCGTATGCCGCACCTGTTCCTAAGTCCACCTCATTAATACCATCTGCATCAATATAAACTCCATCAGGCACAACTCTAGCTATAACCTGTTGTAATTTTAAATGAGTCATCTGTATTAAATCAGCAAAAGGAATCATTCGTCTTACTAAAGACTCAATAACTCCTTTATACATTCTTGGTGCTACGGCAACATAATTTGGTAAAGCGTGCTGTGATGATGACTTAGGTCTAACCATATTTTCAGCTAGTTCCCACTTGAGAATAATATTAGTACCCATAACCATTACACCATCATACCATACGTCAATAGTTTTTTCTATTTTTTCAAACTTTCCATCTTCCATCATTTCTTGCGGAGGATTAAAAGTGTCGTCTTTTTCTATTATCTTAGAACCACCACCTTCAAGTATTCTTTTCTTATAAACCATCTTCTTAGTGGTCTTATAATTAAAATACATTAGAGTACAAGTGTCTCTATAAAAAATATCATTCTCATAAAACTGAGCTACATTATAATAGTCATACCAACTCTGGCTATATTTAGATATTTCTTCTAAGTCTTCACGAGTAAGACTAGGGTCTATCTTTAATAATTCGCCTATTGGCAATGTTTTAATTTCACCCCAATAAAAACAATCTTTAAAATGCGGGTCTTCAGTATAACTGTACACAACATTAGCTGGGTCTACATAAGATATTTGAACTCCAGAACCGGGTAAAAATTCGTGTTTAGCTACAGACATCCCTATAACTGTAGAGTCATAGTCTATTTGTTTACGAATATCATCATAATGATTTTCTGAAAACATAGTATCTACTGCTTCTTCTTCTGCAATCTCTATTGCAGGCTTATAGTTGAGGTTCATGTAAAGTGAAAGCTCCTCATCAGAAGAGGGTAAATCATCAGGGTCCATTATAAATGGGTCTACTCCTGTCTGCTCTTGTATAGTAGTTAGAATATCTTTAGCGGCCATCTGACCCTCTATCATATCTTGATACTTGCTTCTCTTAGCTTGTGATAATGCGTCTTGAGCATAAGCCTTAACCTTGAACTCTCTGTCTTGCATTCCATTGACTACAATGTCAACAAACTTTGGAAGTATAGGCACAGGTGTCCAATCTAAATTTAGATAAGACAAGTCTCCATCAATTGCTAATTCGTTTTTGTATTTAGCTATGGACTGCTCGCCCCTAGCATATAATCGCAGTCTGTGAAAGTCCCGCCATTGATTATAATATCTACACTGGTTTCCATCTTTTTTAAACCATTCGTATTGAATAGCCTGTCCTATCTGTAAACCAAATTCGTCCGTAGCTTTTTCAGCGTCTGAGACAAATTGACTTGGAAAGCCTGTAGATGCAATGTCTATTGTAACATCCTTCATCTATCTAATTAATTCACTTAAAGTTCCCTTATTTGTATACCTGGCAAAGTTAAGGTTTATTTTTGATTGTTTTTTCTCTACCTGGTACATATGCTTTTGTGTTGCCATAATTGCTAGTCCAGAACTAATACTGGCATCAAACTTAGTTCTGTTGTTTATATCAAACTTAGCCCAGTCCTCTAAGGTTCTGGTAAAGAGCATATTGCCCATCTCGTTTTGTTCTCTAAATGTGCCTTCTAAATCTAATCCTACATTTTTTTCTATGTATGATTCTATTGCAGCAGCGTGTGACTGTTTTACATCTTCAGAACTGTTTGGAATACCACCCAGCTCTTTTTCACTTTTTGAAAGTTTTGACTTATGTTTATCTGGTCTGTTTATAGAAAAAGGTCTATAGCCTCTATTTTTAAAATGGTATAACAATCTAGGCTTATTGTTTTCTACAAGTATAGGCATACCATAAAATACACAAGCCATAAGCACCTCTTCAAAAAATATCTCAGCTGTTTGTGGCCTAGCAACATACTGTAAAAAAAACTCATTTGCTGGAGCTTCTTCCATGCTAAAGGTTGTCATGCCGTGCAGCGCTCCATTAGAGCCTCCTCCACCTACAGTTCCTGATATATCATACGAGTCACAACCAAACGCACCAATATGCTCATTCCCTGGATAATGCAATCCGTTTCTTTTTATTACTCTATTCTGTAAGTTTTTTGAAGGAAACCATCCTATTAAAAACCGTCCTTTTTTATCAGGACTAAAAATTACTTTAGTATCTTTTATGCCATTCTCCCAATAAAACTTACCTCGTGTTAAATGGTGCTGCATAATAAGCGAGTCATTATAATCTATCTGCTGGTATATTTTAGTAAGGTTGAATAGTGATGATTTACTTTCATCTCTAAATGCGTGAGACTCTGTTCTAGGAAACTGTCTATAAAATTCATTCAATGCATCGGCATCGTCTTTTAAAGAGTCCACTTCTGCCTGCCAATAGTCAATTGCTCCTTGAGTAATCATCT